TCAAGGCGGCAGGCGGCATGGGCAAAAGCAACCCGGCTATGACTCGATCAATGGGCCTATTACCCGCTACCGGCTTACTTGAGCAGGAAGGCGATGCAGCGGCACGCGCAGATGCTGCTTATGGCGCACTGCGTAAAGAATACGGCCCACTCGGATTGCGGCCCGGTGATTTCGTCCCGTTCGCATCCGGCGGGTTAGCCATTGATGATGCGCGACTAGCAGCAGCCAAAGGCAACTATGGACAAGCAGCCGGATCGTTGGCTGGCGTTATCCCTGTTGCTGGCGCTGTTGGGAAGGTGGTTAGAAAGATTACTGGCGGGAAGTCGAGTGGCGTTGTTGATTCGGTAAAGCGGGAGATATTCGCCGGCCCTAATGCCAAAACAGCAAACAAGGCCGCCATGAAACGGGCAGAAGCAAGGCTAGCCGCCGGTGACGATCCTGCAACAGTTTGGGCACAAGAAGGATGGGGTCGTGGGCCTGACGGTAAGATGCGGTTTGAGCTTGATGATAGTGGGTCAGCATTTTCAAGCGATGCAATACAGCAATTGCGAGACAATGCGGGGAGAAGGCAAGGGCGATTATTTAGCAATGGGCCGCTACATGAGGCGTACCCAGAAACAGCGGATATTTTTACAGCTAAGTCCGCTGGCGATGGAGCATCATATACAAGCGGAGTCGTTGGCAAGTCTGACATGATTTCGCTTGGCCTACCAAAGCGCGGGAAAGTAGACTTAGATGAGCTTAGGCGTACAAATACACATGAGCTTCAGCACGTAATACAAGATCAAGAAGGGTTTTCTAGTGGCGGAAGCCCTGAAGGAATGCGTGACGAGGCACTAGCGATGTTAAGACGAGACGTTGCATCGGGAGATATAGGCTCAACAGAGCAGGCAATGAATATGCTGCCAATGGCGCAGCGCAACGCTTACAACCGGCTAGCTGGCGAGGCCGAGTCAAGGCTGACCGAAGCCCGTATTGATATGTCTCCCGCAGAGAGAGCCGCACAGTACCCGTGGGCGGAGGACTACTTTAAGCAGGCAACAGGCGTATCAAAAGGCGATCTCATTCACCGTGGCGGCCTCCTATCAGACGGGCCAGCGTTGTCGGTGGGGAAGGCAGACATTGATGTGTCGTATCGAGGAAGTCATAGCGCACCAAGCGCAGAGTTCGGCGCACCACTAAACGACATGACTCGCGGAATGTACCCCGATGACTTTTACTCGCAAAATGGCCTTAGGTACTATGGGTCTGGAAGCGATGGGGAGAAAGAAGCCTTTGCTATCGCTCAAAAAGTTCGAGGAAAGCCAGATGCAATGGTCACAGCGTACCGGGCCGTGCCAAAGGGTGCTCAGTCCGAGCTTAATGCAGGAGACTGGATTGCGACAAGCAAGGCGTATGCAAAGCAGCACGGCGAGAGTGTCTTAAATGGTGACTACGACATAATCAGCCAAAAAGTACCAGCCAAGCATATTTACACAGATGCCGACTCAATTAGCGAATACGGCTACGACCCTACCGGCCTCGGCCTCACAGGCCAATCCGGCCTCCTAAACCCAGAAATAACAAAGGCCACAAATCGTGGGCTTTACCGTACAATGCTAGACGATGAGGAAGATAAACCCTCGTTCCCATACGGACTAATAGGCAAATAACATGGCCCAACTACCAGAAGACTTTGAGCACACGCTAGCGGCCATGTTGACGGACGCGGTAAGTTACATTGATGAGGAAGTTAGCCCTGGCCGCGCCAAGGCAATGGAATATTACCGAGGCGACCGTTTTGGCGATGAAACTGATGGCCGGAGTCAGGTAGTCTGCCGTGATGTGCATGACGTGGTGCAGTCCATCCTGCCGAGCGTGCAGCGTACTTTCTTTGGAGGCGAGCGCGTTGTCGAGTTCCAGCCTCGGACGCAAGAGGATGTAGCCGCCGCTGAGCAGGCGACCGACTATGTGAACTTCGTGCTGGATCAGGACAATGATTGGTACAGCCAATTCCGAGACTGCGCTGTCGATGGCCTGCTATTTGGCGATGGCATTGGCAAGGTATGGCATGAAGAAGAAGAAGACGTAAGCGTTCAGCAGTTTCAAGGGCTGGATGAGCAAGGCGTTATGGTGCTGGCCGGTGAAGACGGAGAGTTACAGGTCGGCCAAGCAGCAGACGGCACGTTCGATGCCATCCTGAAGCGGGAGATTACCCAAAAGCGATTCAGGGTTATGGCCCTGCCTCCAGAGCAATTCCTTATCGACCGCCGCGCCACTGATTTTGATGACGCTGAGATTGTGGCGCATCGGTGCCATCTTACGGTCAACGAACTCGTATCCATGGGGTATGACCGTGAGGAGATGATGGAGTACGTTGGCGACAGCGAACTATCCACGAATGCTGAGGTAGTTGCACGGCAGCCTAATAACGGTATGTCGGGCGCCATGTCTGCCAATGAAGGGATGCAGAAGGTCATGTACGTTGAGGCGTACACGCGCTACGACTTGGATGGGGACGGCATAGCCGAACTGCTCAAGGTCTGTACGGCAGGGCCAGGGTACGAGATTCTAAAGTCAGAGCCAGTCGATACCATTCCATTCTTCAAGCTGTCCATGTCGCCAAACCCTCACGCTTTCTTCTCTGAGGGGATGTTTGACCGCCTATATGACGTTCAGCGTATTAACAGTCAAATCCTACGGCTAACCCTCGACAGCCTCGCCCAGTCTATTTCCCCAAGGCTTGGCGTTGTTGAGAATGACGCAAATATCGAGGATGTGCTGAATAATGAGATCGGCGCAATCATCCGTATGCGGACACCTAATGGTGTGACCAATCTATCACAGCCGTTTAACGGGCAGGCCGCTTTCCCAGTGCTGGACTATATGCGCCAAGTCAAAGAAGCACGCACAGGCATTACCGGTGCTTCTATGGGCGTTGATGCGGCGATGCTTGGTAACGTAACCCGAGAGGTGGCTAATGCTGCCATTGCGAGCGGACAAGGCCAGATTGAGCTAATCTGCCGGAACTTCGCAAATGGCCTGAAGCGTATGTACGCCATCCTGCTTGAATTGATGGTTACAAACCAAGATCAGCCGCGCATTGTCCGCTTACGCAACGAGTTTATCCCTGTTGACCCTCGCCCTTGGAACGCCAAGATGGATGTGACAATCAATGTCGCACTATCAGCAGGCACTACAGAGCAGCGCCTAGCGATGCTGCAGTACCAGTGGGAGAAGCAGAGCGAGACGTACAGTGCGCTCGGCCCTAACAACGGAGTGGTGACGCTTGGGCAGATTCGTAACACGATGGCCAAGATAGCCGAACTGGCTGGATTCAAGGATGCGGCTCAATTCTGGATGCCGGTGCCAATGGATTATGATGTTCCACAGCAGCAAGGCGAGCCACAGCCTGACCCTAATGCTGAAGCGACCAAGATGCTGGCACAGGTCGAACAAGAGAAAGCACAGCTACAGGCACAGTCTGCACAGATGAGAATTGAGGCCGAATTGTATGCTAAGCAACAAAAGCTAGACCACGATGCAATGGTGCAGGCGGCTAAGATACAGAATGAGCAGGCCAAGCTAGAGATGCAGCGCGAGCAGATGATGCTTGAACTTGAAATGCAGAAGGCCAAGCTGTTGCAGCAAATGGCCAAAGATGAGCGTGATGCAATCCAGAAGGCATACGATGCTGAGGCTAAGAATGCGGATCAAAGCCAGTTAACACAGGCAGTCCAGCAGCTTGGTGCAATGATGGCTGAGATGCAGGCCAGACAGGCAAACATTGAGGGCGCTGTCGGGTTTATCCAGCAAGATGAGATGGACGACTAAAGAACTCGGGGCTTCGGCCCCAGAGCGTTCGCAATAACGCGGGCGGCACACACAAAGGTGATGATATGGAAAAGGAAGAACAAACTGTCCAACGCGGCTCTGAGGCGAGACAGATTCTTCAGAGCCAGGTGTTTATTGATGCGTTCAAGTCGCTAGCCGACAAGTACGTTTACGACTTTCTCAACTCAGCAGAGCCAGACAGCCAGTTGCGCGAGCGCATATACATCAAGGCCAAAGTCCTTGAGGAGCTGCGCTACGAGCTTGGAATCGTTGAGCAGCGAGGAGTAAAAGCCGAAGTAGACATTAAAAACCGCCGCCATCGCGCAGCACAGAAATAGGTGATATTATGACCACTGAAACGACTCCTAACGGAAGTTTCGATGCAACAGCCGCCATGATGGGTATTCTATCTGACGAGAGTCAGGAATTAGATGAGAGTCAGGCCAAGACCGATGACGAGGTAGTCGCTACTGACGAGGTAGATGACGAGGCCGAATCAGAGGAAGAAGTAGACGAAGGTGATGATGAGCCAGCGCCGGTAGCCAAGACATTCAAAGTCAAAATTGACGGTGAAGAAGTCGAAGTACCGGAAGATGAGTTACTCAAAGGCTATTCGCGCACCCAAGACTACACGCGGAAGACACAGCAGCTTGCAGAGCAGCGTAAAGCAGCCGAGCAGGAATATGAGTCTGTACGCAATGAACGCGCTCAGTACGCGCAGTTGCTAGGGCAGTTAAGCGCCAAGCTAGCCGATGAGCCACAGATTGATGAGAGCTTGCAGTACACAGACCCGATTGCATACGCCAAGCAACTAAGTCAGGTCTTCCAGTATCAGCAGAATCGTCAGGCAGTGGAGCAGGAGCAGCAGCGATTAAATAGCTTACAGCAGCACGAACAACAGCAGCAGATGCAGAAGTATTTGGCCGATCAGCAAGAGGCTCTAGCGTCCTTAATTCCAGAATGGCTGGACAAAGACGTAGCCAAAGCAGAGAAGGTTAAGGTACGCGAGACTGGCAAGGCTTATGGGTACAGTGATGAAGAACTATCACAACTCTATGATGCCCGCGCCGTGGCTCTTATGCGTGACGCTATGAAGTATCGGGATTTGGTTGCGAAACGTCAGGAGGTGAAGCCTAAGGCCACTCCGGTCGTCAACGCCAGACCCAAGACTGTTGGGAGCGAGCAGAGCAAGATCAAAACACGCTTGGCAAAATCGGGCACAGTGCAAGATGCTGCCGCCTACTTCAAAACTCTTTTATAAAGGAATACCGTCATGGGACAGCCTACAAATACCTTCGATACCTACGATGCAAAAGGCATCCGCGAAGACTTGGCCAATGTTATTTATAACATCAGCCCAGAAGAAACCCCGTTCATGTCCAATATCGGCAAGGGTACAGCCAAATCGACGTACTTCGAGTGGCAGGAAGACGCACTAGCAGCCGCTAGCTTGTCCAATGCCCAGATCGAAGGCGATGATGCTATCGCTGTTGAGCCAACGCCGACCGTTCGCATGGGCAACTACACACAGATCAGCCGCAAGACTGTATCCGTGTCTGGTTCGCTCGAAGCTGTAGATAAGGCTGGTCGTAAGTCCGAAATGGCTTACCAAATGGCCAAGTCTGCCTCCGAGCTGAAGCGTGACATGGAGCTGACGATGGTGTCCGGTCAGGCCGCTGTTGCAGGCAATAGCTCTACCGCCCGCAAGTCTGCCGGACTTGGCGCGTTCCTTCGCACCAATACCGACAACGGCGCAACCGCAACAGAGCCTACTCTCTCCGGCACAACATCAGGTTACCCAAATGCTGCTGCTGGTGCGGGTACGCCTCGCGCATGGTCTGAGACTATCCTGAAGAATGTGCAGGCCAAGGTGTGGGCTAATGGCGGTAACGCCAAGATGCTGCTGGTTGGCTCTACGCTGAAACAGAAAGCCTCTGCCTTCCCCGGCATTGCTGCTCAGCGTTATAACGCAAGTGGCGCAAAGCAAAGCACTATTGTCGGCGCGGCTGACATCTACGTTACCGACTTCGGTAATTTGGAAATTGTGCCTAGCCGATTCATCGCTGCCGATGTGGCTTACCACATTGATACCAGCATGGCCTCGGTATGCTTCCTGCGCCCTTTCGAGAAGATCAACCTCGCAAAGACCGGCGATGCAGACCGTATGCTGCTCGTCACTGAGTGGGGCTTGAAGGTGCACAATGAGAAGGCACACGGCGTTGCTCGTGACCTGACCTAAACAAGCGGGGGGCTTCGGCCCCCTTCTTTTATCTGAGGTATTTGCAATGGCTGGACGGCTACTTTCTCACGACGATTTCACGGGCATAACGTCATACTTTCACTATGACGCAGCGACCGATACGGCAGTCATCGAGAAAAAGCAGGATGTTGGTCTGATTCTCGACAACAACAAAGCAGAGCGTAATTCAGGTGTAAACAACAAGGATCATGGGCTGGGGAAGAAAGTGGCCACTGTCCCGCTTGTGCTTTACTGGCAGTGGAAGAATCACTGCACCAAGGCCAACATGAGCCAAGATGAAACAAGCGCATATATTTTGGGCATGATAAAATCACGCGAATACTGCCATCTAATGACGGTCGATAAGATATGAACTATGCGCAGTTACAGGCCGACATTGCCAGTTTTTTAAACCGCCAAGATCTTACTGATCAGATTCCTGTATTTATTCGTCTTACTGAAAATCGTATAAATCGCAATATCCGCACACGCGAAATGGAATATCGAGTCACTGCTCAGATCGATAAGCAATTTTCTACGCTGCCGACCGATTTCCTTGAGATGCGCAATATCCAAGTCAATAGCAATCCTGTGACAGCGCTAGAGTACGTTACGCCACAAGAGGCCGACAGGCTGCGCGCTGAACGCATTAGCGGAAAACCTAGGTTCTTTTCAGTTGTGGGAAATCGCTTAGAGATGATACCTGTTCCTAGCGAGAATATTGTCGTTGAGATGGTCTATTACCAGCGTGTGCCGACCTTGGGTGGCGTAGTGACAGGTAATTGGCTGTTAGAAAATCATTACGACATTTATCTATATGGCGCTCTAACTCATGGCGCGCTTTATCTTAAAGATGACCCGACATCATGGGCTACGCTATTCGATTCGGCACTAGATGAGCTGTCTCTTGATGATGAGCGCAGCCAGTTCCAAGGCACAACGCCACAGATGAGGGGTACTACCATTGGCTGAATACCTAGCTGCTGACACAATCAATGCTGAGTGGGCAGGCGACGATCTGTATGTGTTTAACGGATACGCTCTCGAAGGCTATTTCTTTAACCAGGATGAAGTTACTTGGGAGGCCGTAGAAAATGGCTGATACAACCACACCGCGCTTCGGCCTAACCAAGCCTGAAGTAGGCGCAAGCTCCGACACATGGGGCGCTAAGTTAAACGCAGACTTAGACATTATCGACTCAGCGCTAGGCGTTTCCGATGTCGGCTATCAGCCAGTTTCAGTGGCCTCAACTGCGGCATTAGTGTTAGCTGGCGAACAGACGATTGATGGCGTACTAACTAACGCTAGCCGCATTCTGGTAAAGAACCAAGCATCTCCTGAGCAGAACGGCATTTACGTTACTGCCGCAGGCTCTTGGGCGCGCTCCGACGATGCTAACTCGCTGTCTGAGTTCCTATTAGGCAAGCAGGTTTACATTCAGTCTGGCGCAGTCAACGGCGGCAAGGTGTATCGCCAAACCACTAGCGTTATTAGCCTAGGCGTGTCGCCTATTGCTTATAGTGATGCTATTAAGCAAGGTGCAGCAACTCTTGGAGAGGTTACATCTGACAGCGCAGCAGTTACGGGTAATGCTACGGTAGGCGGCACGCTTGGCGTAGCTGGCGCATCTACGCTTGCCGCAGTGACAGCAGACAGCGTTGCTAGTACATCTGCAGTTACTGGTGGCGGGGGCACGACAGCGCAAGCAACCGAGACTGTTCGAGGAACGCTAGAAGTTGCTACAGCGGCAGAGGCTCAAGGGTGGGCTAGCGATCTATTCGCCATCACTCCAGTTAAGTTGGATAGTGCAATGAAAGGCGCAAATCAGCTCTTAGCCACAAGCGGCTATCAGAAGTTGCCTGGTGGATTGATTATCCAATGGGGCAATGTAAGTGTTACGGCAGACGCTAACTTAACTGTTGTATACCCATTAGCGTTTCCGAGCGCGGTATTGTCTGTACAAATCACCGAGGTTCTAAACAATTTAGGCTCGTTTAACTTAGTTAGACTTATGTCCGATCCGAGCACTACGCAGTTCATAGTACAGAACGCCAATGACATTACCGAAAAAGCATATTGGATGGCCATAGGTATATAAATGCTAACGGCAGTCGTTGATAAAAACAACACGCAACACATTATAGCTATCGGGTTTTAATTATGCTGCTAAAGCTAGAGATACCTGCTGGAGTCTATGGCAACGGAACCGACTACCAGAGCATGGGGCGATGGCATAAAGCCAACCTCGTGCGCTGGCATTCTGGCATCATGCTGCCGATTAAAGGCTGGCAGAAGTTTATTCCAGATCAACTCGATGGCCGACCTTCAGACATTCACCAATACCGAGACGGGCAAGATCGTCGCTTCGGCATCGGCACGCATTCAAAACTCTACGCCTACACGCCAGCCAAGGTGCTAGAGGATATTACTCCAGTTGGTTATGTTGTTGGACGAGCCGACCGAGAGAACACTTACGGCTATGGCATTGGTCTTTACAGCGCATCGAACTACGGCGTATCGACGCCAGATGCATCGTCATTCTTGCCGCCTACCAACTGGACGTTAGACAACTTTGGCACGTTCTTAGTTGGCTGCGCGAACACTGATGGCACGTTGTATGTGTGGGATGGCGTAACGCCAACAGCAGTCCCTATGAGTGGCGCGCCAACAACTAATCGAGCCATTGCGGTGACAGAGGAGCGCTTCGTGTTTGCGCTTGGTGCAGGCGGCAGTAATTCGCTCGTGCAATGGTCAGATCAAGAGGATTACACCACTTGGACGCCATCAGCGACAAATCAAGCTGGTGACTTTGACCTGCAAACCACAGGCAGCATTCTTAATGCAGTCAAGGTTCGTGGCCAGTTGCTCATTCTGACCACGGCAGACGCTCATGTGGCGACTTACTCTGGCCCACCATTTGTTTACGGATTTGAGCGTGTCGGCACAGGTTGCGGAGCACTTGGCCCACAGGCATCGGCAGCAACCGACTCATTTGCGGCATGGATGGGGCGCAGCGGCTTCTTTATCTATGACGGCTTTGTCAAGCCATTGACGAGCGAAGTATTCGATTACGTCTATGGAAGCATTAACCTAGCTCAGTCCGAGAAAACAGCAGCGTTTAACAACACGGTGTATGGCGAATTGTGGTGGTTCTACCCATCGGCCACGTCGATTGAAAACGACCGATATGTCATCTGGAACTATCGCGAAAACACATGGTCGACTGGATTCCTAAGCCGTACGTGTGGCACAGACGATGGTGTATATGATAATCCGCTCATGGTGTCGGCAGACGGCTACATTTACTCGCACGAGCTTGGGTTCAATTGGGATGGCGCAAAACCATACGCAGAGACAGGGCCAATAGAGTTAGGCGCAGGAGATAGCGTTTACATGGCGAAGTATCTTTACCCTGATGAGCGCACGCAGGGTGATGTTACCGCGACATTCCGTACACGGTTCTATCCAAATGGGCCAGAATACAGCCACGGGCCTTACAGCATGGCAGCGCCGACCGATCTACGCTTTACTGGTAGGCAAGTTGTTATGCGTGTTGATGGATTGGTTCCGACAGATTGGCGTTTCGGCGTGCCTCGCATTGATGTGGCAGCAGGTGGCACACGATGAAGTTACCACGGCAAACAGATCGAAACTTAACCGAGATGGCGCGTCAGATTGAACAAGCAGATGCCATGAATTACAAGCGTGACCGTGACCTCGAAATAGGTGATAATAGGGTCATTCTGACCAGTCCTAACGGGAGTCGGTACGCTTTAACGGTAGACAATGCCGGCGTAATCGGCACTACAGCATTGTGAGGGTGGTATGGGATTCTCAATAGGCGGTACTCTCGGGTTTAATAAATCCAAAACCAGCAGC